CATTACCTGTAAGGCACTTGATTTTACTTTTTCAGGCTATCTGACAACAGATTTTTACTCGCTCGTTTCGTAGTGATGTAGCTATCTTCGGGGCTGTGTGTCGTTATCTTGTCTGAGTTTTAGAAAACTCTAGCCTTTTACCGATGCGTGGCGTAAAGAGCGGGAAAATGACGTAGTCAGTGGCATCGGATAAATGGGGCTGCTTTTCCTCGGTTTCGAGGTTCTTCCCTTCTTTGGTTTTATCCTTCTTCCATTCATTCCCTGTCTCTCTCAAGCCACATCCCTCAATGGATATTATACTATCAATGCAATTGTAGTAATTCCATTGAACCACTGGAGCTCCCTTCCCACCATCTAGAATGGTGGACCATAACATATACTTCTTCATATGTAATGGATTAGCCCCTGATGTCTTCTTGATGACAGTGAAGTCTGCCTTAATCAAGATGTCAGCAAACTGCTCAGCATATGTTACCTTGCTGTTGCCTACTACTTGATTACCAAACCTATCGTAGTAGAAATAGATGAGTCTATTCTGATGGTACTTGTAGTACTCACATATCTTATGTGCTAAGTCGTCTATGTCTTCGGGGGACTTGACATAGAAGTCCTTTATAAAGTTAAACATATTGAACTGTGGTAAGTCCTGCCCTACCACGGCGGTGTTTATATTGCCACCAAAGTCAACCCCAAGCTGCAATGGCTCTGACACTATGCAGTCATTGTCATACATACTATTCAAACTCTTTACCATCTTAAGATTAATCGATGCCCCTGCAGCTTCCATTAGCTTATCAGCATCTGTCACGCCTTGGGTCTTGTCAAACGGAGAACGCTTATACGTGTGCTTAGCTCTATCGAACTTAGCATAGAATCCACCCTCTGGCTTATTCATCCGCTTATTCATAATCTCAGTCATGAATCGTATAGTGCTGGTAGTTTTATACAGCTTATAGATATAGTCGTAGCCGAGTATTCTTATATTATCAAAGGCATTACTCTCTACGTACAACGTGTTTGTCCTGCCTACCTTCTTGGGGTACCAATCTATTTTCTTACGGTGATCATTAATAGCTTTCCATATACGCTCTTGGTGATTAATGTTAGACTCCTCTAGGAAATCCATCTGTAGGCTGATCAGCTCAGCCATCATCTTTTCCTGATCTATTCCGTCCTCTAGGTAATATTCTATATTCTTAGTGAGCCACTCCGCATTAATGCCATATGGCATAGAGCTGAAGAAGAACACACCAAGATGAAATGGAACGTGCTTAAACTGGCTTTGGTTTGCACGAATAGTCGGCATAATCTCCTCGTCAAAGTGATCTTTATCAAGATTTAATGCCTCATCTACTATGCACCAGTCAGTGTTCAGCCCTCTAGGAGATGTCGCAGAACTATCTTGACTAATAAGTAGAATCGTCGTGCCATTCCAGAAGGTTATCGTATTCTTATATCCTCGAATGGTCGGCTCATAGGGCGTATCCCAATGTTTGGGTGGTTCTATTCCCACCACATAGTGTACATTTCTATAGTAGCCATAGTCTTCCAGGGCTTTAAATGTAGATGGTAGCGTATTCTCGAGCATAGAGCGATAGCTCTCTGCTACTATCATGCCCTTGCTTTTAGGCAAGAAGTGAATAATGTTACGCAGCACTGTGCCCATACCCTTACTACTTTTACCTGTACCACGGCCAGCTACGAAGAAGAACATCTTCACCATATAGCAGAAGTTGTGGACCAGTTGCTGGACGGGGTTTAGATAAAGGTTAGTCCTTTCCATTCAGCATCTTCTCTATCTCATCCCACGGTGCTATGTCTTCAGTGCTGTGCTTCGTCATCTTCTTCACCTCACTATCTTGCAGATTATAAAAACGCTCTAATGGCAGATCTACGTTAGCACCGTTAATATTTATCTGCATGTTAAAGTTTCGAGGTTCTAGCTTGTCTAGCAAGTCCTGATCTAGGTCACCGCTATCATTAATCCACTTGAATAATTGATCACTAATTCTAGCCACGGCACTCAAATCACCTTTGTTAATGGCGAGCTCTTGAGCCATCTGAAGTTTCTCAACCTGCACCCATCGGAGATAGTCTTTATCTGGAGCGTGTGCTTGACCGCTAAATATTTCTACTTCCTTGATTAGTTTATACGCTAAACTGCGACTGATGCTATATTTTTTACGCACGACAGTCATTGCATTTTTACGATTCATAGAACGCATCTTGTCTTCTATGTACACGTAGGTATCCCACATCTTTTCCATAGATTCGTCCTCCTTGCCACTATTCAGATATTCTATTAGCTTATCTTTTTTAGTCATTCGTCTGTCTATGATATTATCTCCAGGCATTAATTATTTTCTCTTGATCTCCTTCTTTTCTTAGCTTCTCTAAGTGAGTCTGGGCAGGTCCACTTCCTTGATTAGCTAGGGCTATTATCTTTTTCTTATGTCCTGCTATTGTTGTGAGACGTCCATCGGTATATGCTTGCATATACTCTTTATTTTCAGAGAATTCTTTTAAGCCTATTCCTAATGCGTCAGCTGTCTCTTGTTGAGTCATTAGGAGTTTACCCCACTCTTCTATATCCTCTAATCTATTCAAATGGATTACTGTTTGTGAGCATCTGCTCGATGTATTTACTGTAAAAATCTGCTGTTGTAGCGTGTGTATCCAAAACGCCAGCTTCCGGTCTGGGATTATTAGTATAATTGGCACTGCCATTTATGCTAATAGACCATTCCTCATTTTTTATGACCGTAAGCTTCGCGTGACACGGGAATGTATTCAACTCCGTAAATGAATGTGCTGCAAGCTGGTGAGCACTAGGATGACGATTCTTACTCCTGTAGTCTACTACGGCACGCAGACTTCTGATCTTACCGCTCTCTAGCATACCTACAAGCATCCTTGCAGCTGCTTCACTTATGCTCCATACACTGATCAGAACGTCCGCGGGACCCGTGTGTGCTATAACATGGTCTACTAGCTCATGAGTGCTCCAGTGTCCGCAGCTAAAGAAGTGTCGGGTTGAATTCTTTTCCAGTGTTGGAAAACACGCTTCTACAGCATCGTTTACTTTCCCTAACGAGTAATGTAGATCTGTTGAGCCTATTGTTATAGCTCCACAGTCTACTTTACTCGTGTCGTTTACTTCGGGTATGTCAGTAGGTCTAATCAAGTCTACCCATCACGCTACCTGGTTCATATTTATCACACACGTATTGTGTATGATGCATCTCGTCTAGCAGTAAGCAGAGTATCTGTCTACCATCGCTAGGGCTGCCGTGCATACAAGTCACACATCGCCCTTCTAGTATTTCCTCATCGTTAGTCATATAGTTCTAGTTTCTTATTAAGTAGCGTTATACGCACCTCACGTATCTTTATCCTAGCAGCCTGCTCGTCACGCTGCGTGCCTTTGAGTTTTTCCATTTTCTTAGTGAATTTATAGATGTAATTTATATCTCTGTCTAGCTGCACAGCTGCTTCACGCATATTCATTGCCATTATCTCATCGCTATCGCTTAGTACGCTGGGTAGATATCCATACTTTTTATAGTGATCTATATCCATCCAGCACTCCTTATTGCCTCTCGCTAGTTCTACCACCTTTAGAGCTGCAGCAGATCGTACTTCTTTAGATTCGTTAAATATCAAAAGGCGTGTCTCTTTCATCTGTCTAAAAAGCCCCCGGGCTTTGTTATAGACTGCTTGCACGTTTGCAGGCTCGTCCATCATGCGGTCATGGACACTCTTTTCTTTTCTTGTTTCTGCCTTCGGCAATAAGGGTAAAATCTCCTCCAAAAGACGTTCCTGCAGGTATTCATCTATATCTCCATCCAGCAACATCTGGAAGAAGGTATTCGTACCATTCAATGTGTACCACTCCGCCATAGCGGCGTAGTCCCTCTCCTCGTATGCGGCTCTTAGGTCCATATATAGGTCAAAAATAGCGTGGCACTTGCCCTATTTTTACGGACAAAAAAAGCCCTCCCCATTGAATGGAGAGGGCTTCTGTTATGATTGATTAATACTTGGTGGCAGTATCTTTCTTATCGTTCTTACCTTCCTCCACCTTTTTAGGTGCAGGAGTTGCGGTCGCACTCTCGGCTTTTACAGCTTTAAGCACAAATATATCAGGACTAGCATTCGCTAGTTTCAGTAGTTCACTGTCCGTCACCTCTTCTGAGCTTAGGTCCACTATGTCACCGCTAGGCAGCTGGTGCCTAGCGTGCGTAGTGTTTATATTGCCAAAGAATTCTTTAGCTTTCTTTCCTATTTTGCTCATAGCTTAGACAGGTAGCGTTCCTTGATAGTAGATTTCACTCTTGGCGTAGTTACTCACCTCAAATAACCAACGGCTATCAGGATTCTCTCTAGTACCAGCGGTCTTGCCACCTACTATCTCAGCAAAAGAGTTTTTAGTACCCAGTTGCACCACTTTCCCATTGGCAAGTGGAACAAGCACTACTGCTTGGCGAGCCATTGTTGCTCTTACGTTAAACTGACTTGCTTCTAAAGAACTCCCTGGATGAAATAGTTGAGCTGACTGCTTACCGCTACGGCTGAACTTTTTACCAAGACTTTCAAAAGAAATGGTACTTTCCTCCTCGTTGATCTCCATACGAATGAAGGTCTTAGCTCCCTCTAGAGCGTGCGTACCATTGATACGTACATGCCCATTAGGGATCAGTGTAAAATTCCCCGCATCCCAAGCCCCTGCAGAGTGTGCTACAGTGCACTTGTATACTTCACAGTCATACGTCACTAGGTCATCTTCTGCGTAATCATCTGTCACAACGAATGGGACAGATTCCTCGGCATAAGTATTCTTAAGTGTAGTGAAGTCACTTTTAAATGCTACGAGAGCATAACCCAGCGTTCCGCTATCGTTATTCTCGCAGTCTTTGAGCAGTAAATCTGTTATTTGACCTCCCATTTTACTTCGCTTTCTTTAGTTGTACTATACCATAACCAGCCTTTACGAACTCAGCTTGCATTTCCTTGCTTTCCTTAAGTTCATCAGCAGTCACTATAGTAAAGTTACTATCCTTGCCTTGCACTCGGATCTTAGGAAGTACTATATCATACTTCTTTCCATCCATTTCAAAACTTCCAAAACCGCTCGCAGTCTTCACTTCGCCCAGCTTAGCCTGTAGCTTTTTGAATTCTGCAGTAACCTGCTCCTCTTTAGTTTTGCTCTGCTCCGCTAGTGCGTTAGCTTTATCTATCTGAGCTACGAGTAGCTCTTTCATCTCATCGGTAGTATCAGCAGGAATTGTAATCCCTGCTGCCACCAATTGTTCGTCTAATGTCAATTCTTTTGCCATTTTTCTATGTTTGATCATTTACTGTTACACTTCCATCGAAGAACGTTGCAAAGTTGAACCCTGCTTTGAAATCGATTAAAACTTTGATTACTCTTTCAAAAGGCTGAAGAATTATATTATTCCAGTCATTCATAGAGTCAAATCCAAGCACCTTGTTGGACTTGTTCGTGATACACACACGCTGACTTACACCTAGGCCGTGTTCTCTTACCAGAGTCACGTTGTATCCTTCCATAGGCAATTCATTGATTTGAGATATCTTACCTTCATAAGTGTTCACTATATCTTTGAATGTTTCTCTACGTGCTTTCCAGTACCAGTTAAAGATTTGGTTATTCACCGTCATCTGTTTCTGTATACTGGCGTACTTCGGATTGCTATCTGCAGCATCACAAAGTAGTTCTAGCTTAGCTATAACATTAGCGGCAGTGATAGCACCAGTCGCTGTAACTGTGATAGTACTAGCTGCTATCTCGTCTACTATCAGCTTATTCTGGCCATTCATAGTATCTACTGTGTCTGTGCCAGCGTTATCTCTTACGCCCTTATAAAATGCTTCTAAGTGCATCTTCTCTACTATCTTAGAGTTGATGTGACTAAAGAAGAATTGAGCAAAGCTCATATCGTGGATGTTGCTCCCTTTCTCATAGTACTTACCAGCATATGTTCTTGCCATTTCCTGCGGTACTATAATGAGATCCACTTTCATTTCTTCGGTTTGCAACCAGCGGTTACCTACCTTAAATGCGTCATCTTGTCCTGCAAAAGCCTTGTAGTTCGCTTGTGGGCGTACTTCAAAGTCTAGATCCATATTAAACAATGGAATCTTATCTTTTACGTCATCTATTACTCTGAAATTCTCGTCCCACTTATTGTCGTAGAACATATTCATATGAATTTCCTCCTTATTACCTATGTAATAATCTTTCAGCTCGTCTGATAGTCCACTAGGGTCTATAGCGTCTGCAGTTGTTAATCTTCCTGCCATCTTTTAAATAGTATATTAATAATTGATTGTTTACTTGTTTCCGCGAGCCATAGACACACGTTTAGCTTTAGCCTCTATAGCATCCATTAAAGGAGTTTTTACCTCATCAGCATCCGTATGCACCTCATCCCCAGCTTTGCCAGTGGCGGTGTCTACATGTGCCATTTTACCCAGTCGCTCTATCTCTGCTACGTGTGTAGCTATAGTGCCTTCGCTTACTATTGCAGCTGCTTCTAGAGCAGCTACCTTATCACTCGTGGCTTTCACCTGACCCTCTGCCATAGCAGCGACAGTAGCCTCATCCATCTGTGCTTGAGTATAGCTTACGCTACCTCGGGCTTCAGCTTCTAGCTCAAATCCCTCGGACTCAAGCTCCGCATTCACAGCTGCTATTTGCTCACCTGTCAGTTCATCTGCAGATACGCCTTTCACTGCTGCCAGTGCTTTCATTTCTCTTTTAAATATGCTCATTTCTATACAAAATATCGAGTCTTAGACCCGTTGTTAGACTTACTTACTAGCTCCGCTACCACTTGCTCCTTGGTGCGTATGCCATCTATTAGGCCTATAGCCTCTGCCTCTTCAGCGTAGTACATCTTGCCGGTAAATGGACCTTCACCCGCCACCGCATTTATACCTCTACCTGCTTTCACATCTTCCACAAAACCTTCTACCACATAATCCAGATCATCCTTCATAGGCTCTTCATTGCCATCTATAGCCGCACGGTACGTTCCATTCTTATCGGTACTGTATCTACTGTATATTTCTAAGATGTTGATCCCAGCAGTTTCCAGTCTAGCTTTCATGTTCATCAGCGTGACATATGCTCCTAGGCTGCCTACGCTACTTCTCTTACTGCTTACGTATATATTATCTGTCTGACTAGCTAGCCAGTATCCTGCACTAGCAGATATACCGTCTTCTATATAAGTAGTTGTAGGCTTAGAGCAGTTTTGTAGAGCAGATATAGCACTGGCCATTCCACTCACTTGCCCTCCAGGCGTATTCATGCAGAAGAGGACGCCTGCTATGTTTTCCATTGCATTCACCTCATTTACCAGCTTAGCTATGCTGAGAGATCCCATATCTCCACAGTTATCATTTCTAGTGATAGCGTGTTCTATGTTTATTTCTAAGATACTGCCCTTTGGAGATTCGCGTAGCTTCTCTATAGTACGTTCCATTCTATAGTAGGTCTGTACCATATTAGTATCACCTAATGAGTAGGCCACTGGCTCACCGTCTGGATTCTTTCCCCATCCTTTGAAGTTACCTTCCAGTATACTTAGGATTAGCGGCATATTATTTATAGCATAAGTAGGCTCTATAGCCCACTGGCCATTCAGGATAGCACTTACCGTTCTTGCAGCGTTCATTAATTCAAAGATGACCTCCTCATACCCCTATATATAAGGACAAAGCCCCTTACGGAGCTCTGCTTTCTAACCAAAAAAATAAAATCAAAATGAAATTCAAGCAGTCATCACCTACTCTACCTTTTGCAAGGGTTTCGTATCTCTCGTAGTGTATGAGAGTAGTATTTCGTTGTCACTAATAAGATTCTCTCCCACTTTACCTATACTTTGAGCCCACTTCCCTGCTATACGCTTGTTGCCCATTAGCCATACATTACCATTCGTATCGCTACATTTCACCATATACTTCTCCGTGAGTAGTGAGTGTACCAGTCGCATATTCGCTTCGGTCATTCCTCCTATATCCACCTTGATCATATAATTATACGGGATACTGCTACTCGCTGACATTCCTTGCTGGGTCAGACTGGCAGACTCAGGCACATAGTCTAGTTCAGTCCACGCCTTACTAGCTTTCAGTATTACAAAAATCTGTCCGTTCAGGTCTTTGAGTCTATCTACATCGCTTTGTTTGATGTACCATATCTGAAGTATCCCTCCTGTTACTATTACGTCATTCATATCGTCTAAAATAGCGTGAGGACGTTTTCGGATAAAGTCTCCGTACACATCCTATCCACATTCTTGTTATTTCTATACCTTAAGTATGTTTTCTTAGCTCTTTCCCGATCGAAGCTTCTCTCTATGCCGTCAAAGGTGTCTATGAACTTATCGTAGATCTTGTCTATGCTCAGCTCGGTACACACCCTCTCATAGTCCATCAGGTTGCAGAAAAACTCTAAAAACACATTCTTTACCGCCTTATTAAAGTCTATGACGCTCTGAGCTTCTATCTCCCTGCCTATCTGCTTAGCTACCTTCCGTGGTAGCATCACCACGTAGCTATCCATATATTTAGCTTCGCAAAGTTTAGATCTGTCCATCGGCTTACGTCCCAGGGAGAGGAAGAGCTGTCGACCATATACATTATTAGTACTTACTCGCATCACGTCACCGTGCTTATAGGTAAGCCACCATTTCACGAGTGGCGTCACTGGTATCTCCTTGCGTATCTCCCTGATCACTCCACAAATTTAATCATTTAGAAACATTAAGAAACAATTTGATACAATACAGATTTTTTCAAACCTATAAATTTTTAATAAGACGCTTTTATATACGATATTTTTACACCTTTAAGCCTCTGTAAGTGAGCATTTAATGTCGAATTTATGCAGTTCTCCACAGAACTAAGGTATAACTAGCAAAGCGTTATGAATATGCCGAAACTTACCTTTGTAATATAAGTGATAAAAACAATAAAAAACACTATTTAGAATCATTCAATTAAAGGGAGCGGCTAGACCGGAAAGTAGAACCGCTCTTATTTAATTGTATTTAAAATCATAATCCATAAAGAAAATGAGTAAAAACAATACAAATTTACGCAAATGCGTACGAAAGACATGGAAACTGCTTAAAAAAAGTATGAAGTACATAATAAAGGTAATATTCTTCATCCTAGCATTAACACCTGAGCATTGGAAGTTCCTTTATCACATTATTGAATAATTCTCTTAAGGAGGCTTCATCAAGCTTTGGGCTAGTGCATACTGCATTTGTTTGAGGCAGTGGATCTGTTTATGCTTGAGCTTGATGGCTTCTTCTATCTGGGAGATAGATGTTACTCGCTTAGGGCTGTGAAGCTCTATGAGTGGGAAATGTTTACTTATAAGTGAACGTGTCTCATGTATGCTGATAAATGGAACTACTGATCCTCGGATAAGAGGATGGTACTTGTGGCTGTGCCAGAGGGCGAAGAGTTTACCGTAGGCGTCAGGATCATCAGTCCATACGCTGAAGGAGTTAATCATATACTCCTGGAGAGGTTTTCCAGAGTTATCACCCTTGCACTGAATCCACAGTGCAGGGCGATCTTCTGATTTTGTGTAGGTTAGCCTCACGCTGCTATCTCTACCGGGTTAGACTTTAGGGCTGTCCCTATGGTTTCTATAAGCTCTATCATATCTACCGCTGCCATCTTGTTACGCTTAGCTCGCTCGGCAAAGTCATGTAGATCTATCAGTGCATCTAGCTTGGACACTTCCAGTGTGTCTTGGTTCGCAGTAATCAGCTCCTCGCAGTAGTAGGCTATCTGAAAGAATTTTCCGCATATCCCTGAATTGTAAAGTGTGTTCTTAGCAAATCTCAGTGTGGTGATCATTCGCTCTTCTGGTGATTGGTTTTTGATGTCGTTTTTCATTTTTTTCTTTAATTTCTAATGGTTGTACCAATCAGGGACCATTGGAAAATAAAGAGAGTAAACGACTAGGAGTGGATAGCTGAAGGGTAGGCCTGAAAAAGTGTGTGACGGTTTGCTCTGCTCACCGCGTAGCAGAACGTCTATAGAAATCTGTATCCAGCTGGTTTTATGGAATAAAAATGTAGGGCTGATAAAAATGTGACGAACGGCGAAGCAAGTGAAGTTGCTTTTTCTTAGCTGTACATAAGCTCCTTTAGATACTGTTTGATATAGACTTCTGGCACTCCTTTTTCGAGCACTGGGGCTATACACACCGTTTCAGAGCCAATCACCTGAAGAGTACTATCCTCCACCTCTGAGTATTTACTACTAACACACTATATTTGGGTAGATGAAAAATGATAACAGAATAGCCGCTACTATCTTAGATGCGATTTACATAGGCAAGACACACGAAGGGTTCATCTATGACACTGAGTACAGACTTCGAGCTGTGCGTAGCCCAGGTGGTGTGGTTAAGATCAAAGTCCATAAACCAGAGGGCCCTATAGAGTTATACGGTAGTGCAGCACATTTTGAGGCTAACTGGAGCAATGTCCGAAGAATTGCAGCAGTACTTTGGTAGCCATCAGCTGGATCACTCTAGAAAAAAATATATTCTTGAGTTTCTGAGCTGATTTTTCTACTCTCCTACTCTCCTACTCTCTTTACTCGGAGCTACTCTCCATACTCTCCACTAGTATATATGTATAATAAGTAAGTATATATCTATAAATCAATGTATTATACTATCAGAGAGTAAAGAGAGTTAAGAGAGCACTTTTTTGAGGTATTTTGTATCTATGTTAAAAAAACCTAAATTCGTATGACTTAAAGTATATATACTGACAGCTCTAACCATTTATTGTGGTTTATTAGTGTGATGTGAATCACACCTAGCGAAAATGCTGGTGTTTTTTATGTATACGAACTTTACTTGCAATCAGAAGACTAATATTGCTTGCCATTGCTAACTGCAAATAATGAGAATTGAAATATGACTATAGAAAATTACATTGACAATATAAACCAGAGGTATAAACTAGGGAACGCTACTGAGCATACATTTAGAGGAGACTTACAGCAGCTGTTAGAAAGTTTAGTTCCTGAAATAAGAGCTACCAACGAGCCTAAAAGACAATCTTGTGGTGCACCCGACTACATCCTGACTAAAAAAGATATACCTGTTGGTTTTATTGAAGCAAAAGACGTTGGTGATAAAGACCTTGAAGGGAAAAAGAAATCAGTAAACAAAGAACAGTTTGATCGCTACAAAGCATCATTAGACAATATAATTTTTACAGATTACATAGATTTTCATTTGTACAATGATGGAGAATTCATTACTAAAATAGCCATTGCTGAAATAACAGAAGGAGGTATTGTACCCTTGTCAGAAAATTTTGCACGATTTAAAAATATTATAAAAGACTTTTGTGTTCATGTTGGACAAAACATTAAAAGTTCAAAAAAATTAGCAGAAATGATGGCGGGTAAAGCTAGACTTCTTTCTGACGTTATTGAAAAGGCTTTAACTAGTGATGAGACTCACAATGAGGACAGCACACTGAAAGAACAAATGACTGCTTTTAAAAGCATTCTAATTCACGATATTACTCCCAAGGGGTTTGCGGATGTTTATGCCCAAACAATTGCCTATGGGATGTTTGCAGCTCGTTTGCACGATCCCACTTTAGATACTTTTAGCAGACAAGAAGCTGCTGAATTGATTCCTAAATCAAATCCGTTTTTAAGAAAACTATTTGGTTACATAGCTGGTCCTGATATTGACGACCGAATTAAATGGATTGTAGAAAATCTTGCAGAAATATTCTTAGCCTGTAACGTGGAAGAAATTCTTAAAAATTATGGAAAGACAACAAAAATGGAAGATCCAATCATCCATTTTTATGAAACTTTCTTGGCTGAATATGACCCAAAACTAAGAAAAGCAAGAGGCGTGTGGTACACTCCTGCCCCTGTTGTTAATTTTATTGTAAGAGCAGTTGATGATATTTTAAAAACAGAATTTGATCTTCCGCAAGGTTTAGCCGACACTTCTAAAACAAAGATTAAAGTAAACACTCAAATTCCAGATAAAAATTTTAAATCTGGCTATAAACAAACAGAACAAGAAGTACACAAAGTACAAATTCTGGACCCAGCCACAGGAACAGGTACTTTTTTAGCAGAAGTAATAAAACACGTAAATAAAAACTTTAAAGGACAAGAAGGTATTTGGAGCAGTTATGTAGAGAACAATTTGCTCCCTCGTTTAAACGGTTTTGAGTTGCTCATGGCAAGTTATGCCATGGCTCATTTACAATTGGATTTATTGCTAAAAGAAACAGGATTTAAAGCTACAAAAGAGCAAAGAACAAGAGTCTATCTAACCAATAGTTTAGAGGAATTTCACCCAGATACAGGAACTTTATTTGCCAATTGGCTAAGTAGTGAAGCCAATGAGGCAAATCACATTAAGCGTGATACACCTGTAATGTGTATTATGGGTAATCCTCCATATAGTGGCGAAAGTGCTAACAAAGGAGATTGGATTATGGATTTGATGAAGGATTATAAAAAAGAGCCTGGTGGTAAGGAAAAATTAAAAGAACAAAACTCAAAATTTATTAATGATGATTATGTGAAGTTTTTACGCTACGGACAGCATTTTATTGAAAAAAACGGAAGTGGAGTATTAGCTTTTATAAATCCGCACGGATTTTTAGATAACCCTACTTTTAGAGGAATGCGGTGGAATCTTTTGAAAACGTATGACAAAGTTTATACGATTGATTTACACGGAAACAACAAAAAAAAAGAAACTTCTCCTGATGGTTCTGCAGATGTAAATGTATTTGACATAATGCAAGGTGTTGCCATCACAGTTTTTGTGAAAACTGGAAAGAAAAAACCTAATCAACTTGGTAAAGTATTTCATTACGATTTATATGGTAAGAGAGATTATAAATATGATTTTCTTTCACGTAACTCCTTAGCATCTATTAGTTTTATTGATTTGCCAAATAAAGCTCCAAATTATTTTATGACTCCCAAAGATTTTGAAGCTGAAGATTCATATAATAAGGGGTTTGCTTTAAACGATTTATATATTACCAACTCTTTAGGGCTATTGACAAAAAAAGACAGCTTTATAACATCTTTAGATAGGGATACTCTAATAGGGAAGTTAAACGATTTTATTGATCCATCTTTTTCTGATGAAGAGTTAAGCTCTAAATATAATTTAAAACTAAAAGATAATGACAAATGGAACTTGAATAAAGCAAGGGCTAATATTCAAAATACAGGTATTTTAAAAAGTAAATTAATAAAACAGAATTATAGGTGTTTTGATCAACGATGGATTTATTATGATGGGAGTTTTGTTGCAAGATTAAATACAAAGGTTTTGGATAATGTTAATGAACAAAGCCTTGCTATTATTTCTACAAGGCAGTTAGCAGGGAACGAATTCTACCATTTATTCGTATCAAATAACAGATCAGATCAATGTTTTATTTCTAATAAAACAAAAGAGGGTTGTCAAGTTTTTCCACTTTACCTATATCCTAAGCAAAATGTCCAAAGAACGATTGATATTTCTTTAAGCTTAGTGCCGGGGTCAGCCAGAACCCCAAACCTTAACAGAGAAATTATTTTAGAACTTGCCAAAAAATTAAGTTTAACATTTACCGATGAGAAAGAACCCTTCGACTCCGCTCAGGCTGACAAAAACACTTTTGCTCCGATTGACATTTTGGATTATATCTATGCGGTTTTACACTCGCCAACGTATCGTGAGAAATACAAAGAGTTTCTAAAAATTGATTTCCCAAGAGTACCTTATCCAAAAGACGCAATTACTTTTTGGAGCTTGGTAAAACTAGGCGGAGAAATACGCAAAATCCATTTACTAGAATCGCCTAAAGTAGAGAATTACATTACGACTTATCCAATTGATGGAGATAATATGATCACAACTAAAGTGGCAAAAAAAGATTGGGAATTATTTGATGAACAAAAACAATTGGGCAGAATATGGATAAATGATGAACAGTATTTTGATAACGTTCCTTTAACTGCTTGGGAGTTCTACATTGGTGGTTACCAACCTGCTCAGAAATGGCTTAAAGACCGTAAAGAAAGAACCTTAGAATTTGATGATATTCTACATTATCAAAAGATAATCGTGGCACTTTCAGAAACGGATAGATTAATGAAGGAAATCGATAAAATTGAAATTGAGTAAATGACGACAATAATTATAATCATAAGCATATTATTGATATTCTTGATTGGTTTTATTCAATTATTCAGAACTCATTCACGCGAAACAACAAAACTAGAATTTGCATTAGAGTATCGGTATAAATTTATTGAATTTAATAATAAATATTTTGAACAACATAATAGTTCGAAAAAATCAGATAATCTTGATAATGAACTTTATGTTTGGCTCACGAAAAATGTGAGCAAAATCCAAAATAATGTAGGTAGTTTTGGAGTTATGTCATATAAACCTGCCTTTGAAAACTATATGATAAAAAACTATCAAATTATCATTAATACTATTCCTAAATTTAGAAAAGGGCAAATTCAAAATTTTGATGTAGCCTCTGTTGATGATTGCCTATTGAGATATATTGGTCACGTAGAAGAACGCATAAAAGGAACATTAAAAAACTTAAAAAATCCAATAATTTGGTTTAGAATTGGATTTCAAGAAACCATTGGTATTCCTCTCTTTATTTTAAATTGGTTTGGGATTTTTAGCAAACTTAGAGTTAATAAGATAATGGAAAGTGCTATTTATAAAATATTTACAGGAATTATTGCTTTAATCGCCTTTTTAAGTAGTCTTGTCACAATTATTCAAGGGAAAGAAAAAACTATTGAGTTTATAAACAGAATATTAGGAAATTAAAATGCCAACGCCTTGCAGACTGAAAGAAAATAACTAAAGCCCAACAATGCGTATAACCGCGTTAAAACGACGGCATACGCTATCGTTACATCTCACCTGAAAGCCGTTTCGTCAATAATTGCATTTATAAATCTGAACTTTCCTGTTAGCTCTGCTATCTCCATTTCGGTAAGAGGCGTTACTCTGCTCATATTAAATATAAGATCACAGGCTTTGATAGATTGTGTAATTTCACCTCCCCGTTTTAAAAGAGCTGCAAATACTTCGTAACTAGAAAGTCTTAAGTTCTTTAGTTTGTCGCTGTTTTGTTTGAAATCTTCTGAATGAGAGAAGTGCTTCACTAATAATTCGAATTCTTTGTATGATTGCTTCATAATAACTCAACGCCCAATAACAATAACTATCATCAAGCAGGGCTATCAGCTTGACGATAGTGTACAGGTTTAAAGAACTCCTGCTGGTTTATATTTTAGTCGTTACACCACTACTCCCACCACAGCTCTTTGCTCTCTAGCTTAGCCAGAATAGTTTCTTTTTTGAGGGTTCGTTTATCTGAAGACAGCTCCCAGTGCCCTATGATCTCTGCTCCCATATCTCGCTCTATTACGAATACGCTTCGTTTCACTAGGCGTATTCCGTCCATCCTTTGGGTGTTCCTGGTCTTTTCGGATTCGGCTCTCTTCACGAATGCATTGATAGCATTGTGCCAGAAGTACGCTATATCTTTATCCGATACTCCTTCTGCTTTTAGCTTAGCTATTTGCGTGTCTACGCAGGCGTGAATTAGGTTTATACTACTCATAGTTAAAATGGTTTCTTTTCGGTATTCATAAATTCTTCCTCCTCTGCAGCTGCTTGTATCTCCTTAGCTTTTTCAGCTGCTTTTTTATCGATCTCCTGCTTATAGCTCTCACTGGCGAGTAGCTGATCTGTGACATCTGGCAGCTCTGAGGCTACAAACATGTATGCACTGGTGCTAGGTCCTTTGGAGAAGGTCGTCTTCTTACACGGTCCTATGAAGCTCTCCATCTCACTTAGGTACTTTTTGAGCGAGCTACTATTCATACTGGCTCCTTTGCTGTTTTGCACATAGGCGATGTGCAGCAGCTTTACATTGATATAGATCACTTCTTTGGGAGTCTCAAAGTACTTACGCTCTGTGGTGTTTTCCTTGCCTAGTATCTCTACAGATGTGCAGCTTTCTATCTTGATTTCCTTGTCTCTACTTATGATTTTACTGCTCAGCATGAAGCAAACGAAATCCCAAAACTGCTGTACTCCATCTGAACTCTTTATGATCCCATTATGCTCTATGATATCTTCCACCATCTGATCAAAGAAAGCATCCATACTAAAAGGCAACGCGATATGTTTACCCATCACCTGGAGTGAAGCGTATATATGAGAGTAGTTATCTACCAGTCTACTTACTATCTTCTTGTTCCGCTTGCTAAAATCATCCTTTAGTCGCTTGTAGATGGCTATGAATGTACTATCGTACTTCTCTTTGAAGTAGTCACGGTGCTTATACATATCACACAGTAGCGAGCTCACGCCTTGGTCTAGGTAACTATCGAGGTGCTCTAGTCGCTCTCTGTCTTCTATGGTAAATATACGTGCAGGAAATGAGCGTATCACAGATCTATTGACTAGGGAGTTATCATCTTTAGTAAATAGGAACTGACCTGCGAGTACTAGCGTACACGTGGGCGTCTGTGTGATAATATTCCCTTCCTTAGTGCCCTTCTGTCTACCTATACCGTCATACGTGCCTTTGATGGCTTGCATTCGCTTGTCGTCCAGACTCTTCTCATCTAGCTCATTGAGTACTATGGGGCAATTCTGAAATCGCTGTATGCTTGCCGCCAGGGCAAAGTCTGAAACGTTGTCTAGATTTATCTGTGTCATACGCTTACCGTGTTGGTCTGTGCCGCTAAAAAAGAAGTGGAGTATATGATCTGTGAATACAGACTTACCCATATTAGTAGCTCCATATACGTATAGGAATGGGATGTTAGCTTTACGCATACATATATCTCTGAATAGAGTAATGATCTTGTAGGCTATACCGTAAGCTGCATCTTCTTTAAAGACATCCTGATATGCTTTGAAATAATCGGATATGGTAACCGGGCTCTCCGTATACGTGAAGTACTTATCTTTATCCAGGGCACTGTCTCCGTCGCGTTGATCCTTCAGCTCCTCCACTACTACAGGACTTAGGTAGTTGTGCTTATTGTGAGTGAAGATGCCGAGGTCATTGTACTTCGTCAGCTGGCCATTGTATACATAGTTGCTGAATGCCAAAAACCCTTCGCTCTGGTAGCCTAGCTGCTTTAGCTCGTAGCATTTGGGAAACTTTTCTAAGAGATACTGCACGAGTCGTATGAAGTAGGTTTTGGTAAAGTCCATTATGAAGTACGGTCCTTCCTTGATCAGTGCTTGCTCCATATACGACTGACTGCTGACTCCTACACTATCTACCAATATATTCACAGCAGACTTGCCTTTGCATATCTGAATGTATCGCTTATTGTCATCTTGGCCATACACGTGAAAGAGTGGTTTTATGACACAGTTTCCACAAGTGTCGTACCCTTTACCGTTGGAAAAATAGTAGCCAGTGTTATCTTTTTTAGGAGCAAATCGGTGTCTGAGGTAAAAATCTATATCGCAATCTGGCGGCAGTGAGGTAATGTCTGAGTCTAGCAACACGTCTTTTTGTTCCTTGAGCTCTATTACATACACACTTTTCAATGCTTTGAGTAGCGTGTTCTTTGCTATGCCCCACACATTCGCTTTGCTTAGCTTGGTGATCCATCTATCCTGTATAGTCTCGGGATATCGCTTTAGGTAGTTTAGGAAATCTTGACGCTGTGCTTCCAGTTCATCTTCATCTGCATCTTGCTGATCTATGGTATATTTTATTCCTTCGGGAATAAGAGCACCTATGGGTTGGCTACTGCGAAAGATCAGTTCTTTCTCTAGCTCGTGCAGGGTTACTTCTTTATCTGCTTTTTTAAATAGGTCAAATAATGCTGCGTTGGCTATGGTATTTGGCAGCGTGTAATCTGTGAGTGGTGCGTGTATCTGTGCATATATCCAGTCTAGAAAATGCTGTGGTGCTGGTCTTTTTTTCTTTTCTTTTACAAATTCATCTGGATCGTAACCCAATACGTTGATCACTTTTACTTTCTGGCCAACTTCTAGTAGGATTTCTGCGGCCTTGGCGGTAGCGGCTCTTCCGGCACTATCTCCATCATACCATATCACAGTCTCCGTACAGAACCTATGCAGCAGCTTGGCTTGCTTCATAGTGAATGCCGTGCCACAACCTGCCACAGCATTGGGTATGCCTGCTGGGTGTATGCCTACTACATCCATATATCCTTCCATCAGGTATACAGAGCCATTCATTTTGCGTATAGGAACTATCGCACGATTCAGATTATAGAGGACCTTGCTTTTGTCATATAGCCACGTCTGCGGGCTATTTATATACTTAGCATATTTACTTTCTGCTATCACTCTGCCTCCAAAACCTATGAGCATGCCTCGCTCATTGTGTATAGGAAAGGTGAGTCTGTCTTGGAATGTGTCGTAGGTAGTGATTGACTTATCTGCTTGCTCCTTCTCAGAGAGTATACCAGATAGTACGCCTGCTTTTAGCTGACCTATTTTGATGAGTTCTTTCTGCAGCACATTGCCACTTTCTGCATATCCTATAGAGAAGTGATCTATCGTCGCTTCGGTGATGTCTCTCGCTTTTGTATAGCTCATCGCTGCGGTACTGCTCGGTAGCCCTTTGCTGTATCTACGCTGAGCGGCTATAAGGTGTAACTCTGCTTGCTTGCGGACTGTTTTTTCATCATCTGTGAGTGCTTTTTTATTGGTGTCTTTGTCGTGCTCTACGGCTATAGTGTGTGTACTGGCTATCCTCTCCAGGGCTTCCGGATAGCTCATTTTATGGTACGCCATGACAAAGCTTACGCCGCTGGCTCCACCCTCTCCACAGCCAAAGCACTTGTAGATCTGCTTGCGTATATTCACTGAGAAGCTCGGTGATTTCTCCTCGTGAAAAGGGCAACAGGCTTGGTAGTCTGCTCCTTTTTCTTTGAGTTCAATCTCGCGGCCTATTACCTCTTCTATAGGTAGGTCGTGTATTTCGGATATGGTCTTATTAGATATCAATTGGTAGTTTTAGTTTTTGTGAAAATTAATTTCTGACAGCTATAAATCTGAACTGATTTTCCCGTTTATTTTTTTAAGAATATTCACCAGGGCAGCGTGGTGTTTTGAAGGAAAGGTTGAACGTTCTATAGCAGAGATCACGGCAGCTCTCATAGTCTTCAGATCGTCTAAAGTGAATACCGTCACTTTCTTATTAAAGAATCTGCGTACGAAATATCCTCTGATTATTGATATCACGGTGAAGAACACAGTGATGCCTATATTTTTAGAGTGGGTACTCTCTATCCCAAAGAATGGAAAAATAAAGTACAGTGCTGAGAGACTAATAGCGAAGCCTATTGCAGTGCTGGCTAGTATCTCTAGGATGGAGTGTTTACGTTTTTGCATATTATTAACCTTTTTATAAATCGTTAGCTCTAATTAATTGTGCACTAAAGATCTCCAGTAGTATCTCAATGGTCTTCTTACGGAATTCTTTGCTTTCTGTGGAAGATGCGGAGAATGCCGCTTGCTGTGGACGATCAGATGGAGCTCTCATTTCTTGTTTCTTTCTGTGCGTTGGATGTCAAAAGACTGAGCATACATGTCATAGAGATCTAGATCTCCTGTCTTTGTGAGTACACGGTATTTTACTACCCATACCCAGGGGTTAGCCTGGCTTGATTCTTTGCCGTTGATTGATCTCCAGAGTGAGTAGAAGCTATCTCTAGCAAGGGGAAAGAATGGCAAGACCGCTTCATAATCGTGAAATCCCTGGGCGTTAGTCATAACCCCTTCAGCTATAGCTCCATCATCTGTTATATCTTCTAGTCTCTCTAGAGATACAGACTCTATAATAAGCCAGATGCGAGCTGCTGATTTTGGCATATGGATGGATGGTTTCCATTTAGGTTCACTCACAAGGTCCGCAGCATATTTATTCCAATCTGCTTTGTAGCCGTGAGTCTTATCATCGAAGTATTCAGGGCAATAACTTTCTCTTACCCAAAGTGCGTCACCTGGTTGGCCGTATGGGTTTTTGATGAAGCGAACTTTCTCTTCATTTAGGAAAATAGCTTCATTGCCCTCATCTGCTCCCCAGCAGATACTGCCGTCTTCTTTGCAAGTAAGATTCCAGTCATCAGGATTCTCATTTATTTCTTTGAGATTAGTAGTTCTACGCGTCTCTGTTTTTCGATCAGATTGTATGGCTTGCACCATTGAGCTACTGAATAATATTGGTCTTTCTTTCATAGTATTATTTCTTAAAAAATTTACGTGTTGGTCTGCCTAACGAGTTCAGCATTTCTTGATTTTGGCGGTAGAGGTCTATCGCATACAGTGCTGTGATAGTTACTCCGGAGGCAAAGCCTATTAAGAGTGTGATGACAGCTACTAAGGGCTGCTCTACGAGGTAAATGATGGTTTCTTTCATAATATCAATATTCAATTAGGTTGAACTCACTAATTTTTTACGTAGTTGTAACTCTAGGGATGCATTCGTAGCCCGTAGATTAGCATTCATTTTATTTATAGCTATGTGCTGCTCCATAAGCTGCTCTAGTGTCATAGGCTGTAAGTGAGCGTGTACGATGTGCAGTCCACGCTCTGGACTCAGCAGGTAACACTTATCTCTTGTATTTCTGTAGATAAACTGAATCATAGTATTCTATAGTTTCTAGAATTAGTGATAGAAAATAGTAGGTCTTTATTTACGCAGATCCGTTCTGCTCGAGTCCTATCTAGATCCTTTACCACTTTGCGATGCATCACAGGAACAAGATGTAGTTTTTGGGAGAACCTAACGAAGCATTTTCCGCAGGTAGTTCTGAAAGTTGGCTGTCGATGGTGGCAGCTATTGCACTCGAGAGTGGTTTGGTTTGATGTACTCATTTTCTTTTTTTTTGGTTAAAAAAGCCGCTGGCGATCTAGCCTCCAGCGGCTGAATTAAATATAACTACTAAATCAAAATCACGCTATGTAAGCGATATCTTCATTGTGGTAAGAGGAGGATTCGAACCTCCGCTATACAGGCGTATCAGTTAGAGAGCCTACTTCCGGCTTCGTTCTGTAAGTCCCGGCACTATTGATTACTTTAGTGCCTCTTACCATGTCTTTATGTGAGCTCCTTGCAGAGCTCTAGTATAGTGTTGATTTTCTCGTGACTAGCGTTATGATTTTTAGGCAGAGCGTCTCGCAGGGTAGCTTCTCTGCGGATCATCCACTCCATAAAGTCTTGCCACTTCATATTACTTTGAGCTATATGATGATGGAGATTCTTCATAGTCTGATACCTTGGATCACCGGTAGCATTCATGGTTTCGTAAGCTTTCATTCTGCTTTTCAGGAATCGAGAGATATAGAGCTTCATTCTTGCAGCACGTATCACATTCAGCTTATGCTCTAGTCCAGATTTAAGCACCACTAAAGTATCATCATAGCTATCGATAAGACTCTTTACTTTTACGTGGATCTTGTCGGTGCCGTCTACTACTGTTTCTATTTTTAGGATGGAGTGGTTCATAGTTGCTCTCCTCTAAATTCTGACAGCCCGTTATCCTCACCTTCTAGGTACTTTTCTATATCCTTAGCACAGTAGAGCACGTGGCTCTGCTTTGCCTTTCCCTTTTTGAAACGGATAGTCCCATTTTCTCTTAGCTTAATAAGGTGGTACTTGCTCATTCCCAGCTTTTTTACCGCAGCAGTTCTTGAGATGAAAGCTTCTTCACTCTTCAGGCCTAGCTTGCTTAGTACGGTAGCTGTTGTTCTTTCGATAATAGCTTCTTCTCGCTTTGTTAGTGTTTGTGGCATTACTTTTGTCTTTATCTTAGGCAAAGAAAGCAAAAACAATCATTAAGAAACAATTTGAAACACATTTATTTTACAAAAAGAATCAAAAAGAAACATTAAATCAAAGAAGATGAAAGGATTAGACGTCAAAAGAATTATGATAAATTATAATTTATCCCTTACAGAATTAGCCACGAAGATTAATAAGAGCCCTCAGCAAGTGGGGAGGTGGGTCAATAATCCAGAGACTAATGTATCTCATTCCGTGAGGAAACAATTCCAGACTGTTTACCCTGAATATTTTAAATACGAATCCCAAACTACAGATATAGCAATTGTCCGAGAAGAGCCAGGAGCATTTAATCAAGCAAAATATATTGACGTTATTGAAGTTACTAATAGCAAAGATATTATGAATAAAAATCTAAAACCTGTAGGGAAAGTTGACGTGTCAGACTTTCTCGATTCCGAAAGGGGTATAATCATGCAAGGAGATGCCTTGAGTGGAGTAATAAATGGAGGAGACATCGCAGGAACCAAGGTGTGGACCCGTAGAGACTTCTTCCTATGGGGGAGCATGTACGTGATAGTAAGTGACGGACATGTCATTTTTCGTATAGTGAAGCCAAGTGAAGATAAAGACTCAATCACCCTGATATCAACTAAAGACACCTATGATCCCATCACCTTGCCCAAGTCGGCTATAGATGAGATGTATATCATTAATGGTGGGATAGTGAAGTACTAATCACGTCTTTCAGTGCATCATCTATCATCTCCTGACTGTACATTATATAGATATCCGTCACGTTTTTTTGTCTATGGCCCATTAGTACACCTATAAGCTCACGGTCATATCTCATATTTCTTGCTATTGTGGCGAAGGTGTGTCTAGCCACCTTACTTGTGAGCTTTTCACTCATCCCAGCCATAATAGAAAGCTTATTCATCATCAGATTCATTTCCTTTAGTAGATCTCTATACTGATTTACCGAGGTATATTCTATTCCGGATATTAAACGATCTTTATGCGGGTACTTCTCCATGATAGCCGCAGCTTGAGGAGTTACGTAGATTTTGACTTCGTCACCTCTCCCCCTGCTTTTCTTCCTTCGGAAATAGATATAGTCACCACTAGGTTTCTTCATCTGAGCAAGGTCTAGTACATCCACACCACCCAGACAATAGAGTAGCATCCATACATCTCTGTAATATGCCATCTTAGAGTCCAGCATTTTGAGCTCATAGATTCTAAGAAGGTTATCTTTAGATATAGATCGCTTAGCAGTACTGGCAGGACGAGGTACAGATCCTGAAGGGAATGGATTTTTCTTCGGCACTATATTCATCTTCTTACAGATACGTTTGTAAACGGCACGCAGCCCCCTGGTGTACACGCTTATAGTATTGATACTCTTTCCGGCAGACATCAGCGAGTCCTTAAAGTCACTTATGTTCTCAGCAGTAAAGTCCTCCATAGCCAGTGTTTCTATATCAAGGATGGTTCTATATCTAGATACAGCAGTCTTCCAGGCCTCAGCATTTCGGGGGCTATTTAGTTTTTCATTTTCGTATAAGGAGGAGAATGCCTGTTCAAAATCTATCTGAATCTTACCAGACATGTCAGATCTGATCTGTGTAATAGACTTTCCTTCTGCGTAGTCTATTTTAATATTAAGAAGTCGATAAGTCAGATGCTTGCTTAGCCTTTCATTAATAGGCATCCCAGTATTAGCATCCCATTCTTTCGGGTTCACATCAAACCCCGCATAGGTATATATCTGCTTTCTATGTTCAGTGATCCTCAGAAAAATTGGAGCTTTACCGTTTAACTTGATTTTACCCGCGATTAATACAAACTTAAATGTAGCCATTTTGGTACTACAATGGTACTACTTTTAGTACAAGTTTATACAAAAAGAAGGGAAAACAAGAACAAACGTGAAATAAAATGTGGGCATAAAAAAAGAGCTAACTTAAGGCTAGCTCTCATTCTTCATTGGTCGGGGTGGCAGGATTCGAACCTGCGACCTCCTGCTCCCAAAGCAGAAGTTTTTTAATTACAAAACACTAAAAGTGTGTATGTTATGCAATGTTTGTTGATTTTAATTCCACAATGGTACTACACTTTCTCAGCACAATAACCACATAACTACCGAATTCACACGCTCGCCTTTGTATCCATTATCTCGCAGATAGCCATGCAGCATCGCCACCGTCACATTCTCGTCTACTTCTCGTATAATCTCGTATAATTGGCTCAGAGTCTTTACCTCATTGCTCTCTTCCCAGCTCTTCGCTGGGGGAAAGTGTTCTTGCAGATGCTCTTCCCAGTGTGTATTAATTGTATCGCTCATATATGAAAATCCCCCCGCACCCCGGCTACACTTCACAGACTCAAAGAGACGGGAAAGTAGAGATACGAGGGGCAGCTCATATATGAACTCCCCCTTATCTCTTTAAGTAACCTGAAGTGTAGCTCTGCAATACTAACTAATTTTCAGCAGACGAACACGTGTAACTCCATAGCCATTCGCGTCAATACTTGACTCTATAAGCTCCCATATAAAGTTTGTGCTATGCTTACGCATCAACATACGCTCGTTCCATCCAGCAGCTAGCTGCCAGTCGCCGTGCAGCATGCATATATACCTCTTCGTATCTGTGAGTCTTTTGTAAAATGGAAAAACAAGTAGCTGTGTCACACTCGAAGGATCTTGTGGCAGTAGACTGTATCTTCCATAAGTCTCAGAGTTTTTAGGAGCTACATTTGTCATACGTGTATTTGTGCAAGTAGCGTACCCATATTTATAACCAGATCTATCATTTTGCCAGCCTCTAAAAAATAACAATCTAAACTCAAATGGATTACTTACCACATCGTCACTTATAGGTATATTCATTCTTGGCACTAGCTGAAGCTCATCATTCATGTACATAGCAGTCGTGTATATCTGAGGCAGCTGTAGCTCACCCTCACCCTCGCAGTTTTTCAAGGCTTTGTATCCCACAAACACCAGTTCCTCGTCATCATTGATACGGTAATACGCATTTTCGCCTTCTGCATATATCACATCGCCTATATCTATGTAGACTATGTTTCCGTTTAGCACGTAGACCCTCTGGCTCTTTTGTTCTAGTACTTCTCCTAGAGTAAGTGTATCTGAACTTATATAGTAAGCAGTCACTCGTGCCTGGTCTATAAATGCTATTGTATGATCTGCCACCATATCGGAGATTCCACTGATAGCACTACTCCCATAGCTGTCAGACAGTGTGATATCTTGGCACATCCCATTGTAGTCCCCCATTTCTATTTCATAGTCTCTATCTATATAGTCTGTCACATCGCACACCTCAGCGTTATCTACGGCTGCATCCATCGCATCAAAGTAGGCTATTCTTTTCACAGTATCGAGAGTGCAAGTGATCCCAAACCCTCGAAGCTTATTGAAGAAATCCACGGCCGTCTCATTGGGCAAAAGATTCTTATACGGAATATTTACCACAGTCACGCCTCCCATAGCCATCATATAGTTATTCATCACTATCAGCGTGCAGAGCTCAGTATTCTCAAAGAAGGTCCCACTTAGCGAATAGCCTATCTTAGCACATATTTTTACCAAAGCTGCCGGTAGATAGAGAGCTGCATTGTTAGCTGTCGTCGCCCCTAAGTAGAAGACTCCATCTTTTACGTAATTTACTGCGGCGTAGTCATACTTTCCCAGATAGTACTCATCGTCATTTTGCCATGTTGGCCAGCATAAGTCCACCTGTGGCCAGTGATACTGATTCATACCAGAAGGAGCCATATCATCACCCTTGGTATAAGTCAGTGTATCGTTACCCATCAGATCGGGCAGATTAGTTTGAGGAAGATCTCCCACGCCCATGCTACCTTCTATCTGCACATAGTAGTAGTTTTTATCAGCACGTACTACGCTAAGCTCAGCAGCTATTCGCACACTCCCATCCACCTCTACACGTACTTCTAGCGTAGCATTTCGCTCACGCGTATCTATACTATGAAGATGCTTCAGTATTTCTTCGTTCCCTTTTATAGGTAGGGTGAATGGCCAGCTAAAAGGCCTATACAGACCATCCTCACTTAATAGGTTATTCCTGTTAGTCGTAGAAATGCTACTGCCTATAGTACTGATCTGCCTATTATCTAGCGTAAGGATTCTTAGCATAGATCCACTACGGCATTAGTAAATGTGAAGCTGCGTTCTTCCAGTTCTCCGTCGCTACCGTCTAGTGTGCTAAAAGCGTCAGCATTCACCACTACTGGTCGCCAGAAAGCATTGGTATCTCCATAGTTTCCCTCTCGTATATATACTGCATCACTCTCAGCAAATTCACGAAGCCCAGGCATCTCGTCAGGATACTTTAATCCCGTACCCAGCTTATACTGGCTTTTGCACGTATGGTTATACGTATATATCTCGCTATCAGACTTCACGTAGTCATCACGTCCCTGCAGCTGGGCTTCCACACGCTCGTATAAAGCTAGATTAGTGATATGTCCGGTGAAGTAGATTGACTCCCACATACCTCGTGGATTCCTGTATATGAAGTGCCATGTAAATTCGCTCACTACCGCATCTTTTTCGTAACGCTGTACTTTGCTAGTCAGCGTGGAGCTATTGAGCTGTTGGCGTGCATACACCGTCACGTAGTCTATAGTCTTAGATTGAGCCGTCTCTATAGTCAGAGCATCATCCCATAGCACCACACACTGGTACACCTCCGGTGGGGTATTAGCGTCCATATTTTTTTGATTGATTATACCTGCACCCGTGTCAGTCCCATCAGTGAAGTACACTCGTCTGTACCATGTCACCGTGCCCATGTCATCCCCATCTAGGTACACCGCAGGATAGTCCACACATCCAGCCTTCATATACCGCGTTCGCTCATTGCGGAGCAGATGCCGAGCTGTAGTGCTGGTGATATAGTCAGATTGAGCCGTATTGTTAGGCTGTTCCAGTCTGGGAAGTCTCAGGGATATAGCGAGCTTAGGTGCTATTGCCGTCCCCCACTCCTGCACCACTGCAGCCCTGGGAGGATTACCGTAGCTCTCGAAGTATCTTATATAGTAATACAGCACAGCACCATCTACGGCCGCCATTTTATTAACTAAAGCAGCTCCTATGTCATTGAGTTGCGGTATAGCCGGGTGTATCTTTGGCTTCAGCAGATCAGGCACATATAGCCTCACTACATTATCAGCAGCTGGACTTGCGTCTATAGTATTATAGAGCAGGAAGTCGTCTCCTTGTTTCACATATACATCAGCTACCACACTGAAGTTCTCGGCATACACATCATCTACTCCTAGCACCGTGTTATTCATAGCCGTATTTGCATCCTCGTCTGTGATGTAAGCTATACCTTTATTCTTAGCCACGAGCTGTATCGAATAAGGAGCTGACCCACTCAGCATATTTACCGTAAAATCCCTATTTATATAGTAGTTTAAACGCAGAGCATCATAGAAAGCCACAAACTGAGAAGCATTGCTCCAAGCAGGCAGCTGCATCCCGCTATCATCAGGAGTGGTGACCACGGCAAAGGTTAATTTATTCCCGAGCCAGTGCACAGGGAATATACTTCCATTCGTGATACCGCTTGTTTTAGTCCATACATTCACAGCTAGAGTGCCTGGGGTCAGTATTGTTCTGGTAGTAGTCAGCCCCAGATAGCTTGGGATTCCGCAGAGGAGTACCTCAGGGAGTGCCGTATTAATTGTTAATGCCATTGGTTCAAATTTGGCACCGTTATCACCCTATTTTTAAGGACAGAAAGTACTTTTATTATATTCGCAGATATGAAACACATAGCAATCATTCTACTCGTCTCTTTATTTAGCCTACCTGCACAAGCACAGTTGAAGCCTATTTCGTCAGAACCTGCGGACTCTGGTAATACCTATATGCTGTCGATGAGTGCAAATAGCCTGGACAAAGCTGGACTACATGGAAATCTATCCATACTTCTAGGAGGAGTAGCAGTAGGTACACTGCTAGTAGGTAGTAGACTAGAGGCCAATGGAATACTAAATGGGAATGGCAGCGGAGGAGGCACTCCATTATTTATACTCGCGGGATTATCTTCAGCTGTAAGCTTAGGGCTAAACATTTCTCATCATAGGGAGATCCGCAAGTCCGGGTATTACCTGCGTGCGTACCTCGGCGGAGTGATCATTACATTCTAGCCATCACCCACCCCACTATACATAGGATCACTATAGCCCATATCACATACGGAGCTATCTTCTCGTGGTCTTTATATCTTTTACTATCTGGATGCATGACTTGCAAAAATACAAAAGCCGTGGATTCCTCCACGGCTCTCTACAATAACGACAGTGAAAGCAATTCACAGCGTCGAAGTCTTGGGTTAATACAAAGATACATATTCCAAGGTATTAGGATTATTTGCAAGTGAGTAATTCATAACTCATCCAAAATGTCTCTATACTTCTCCAACCCCTTAGCTATTTTATCTTTCATCTTTAAGCTTAGTCGGAAGTCGCCACGTGAGGCACTATTATAGTGCCGCACATCTATACCGCATTCTCTTAGAAACCCGGTCTTGCTTATCCCGTCGTGAGCGAATAGTAGCTCCATCCGCTCCAGTGTTATTGCTTTAATCTTCTGATCGCTCATAGGCTAGTTCTTCTTCTTTTCGTTCAAATAATGCTAAAAAATTCCAAGCATCCGTCTTTATCTCTTCTACTCGCACTTTAGTAGGTCGCTCGCCCGTGATGAACTGTACATCTGCTATATCTGCGGAAAACTCCTCATAACTGGCGAAGTAGCTGGCGGCATAGTCTAGGCGTATACTCACGCCCAGTTCTAAGTTAATGAGATACGTAGGGCGATCATTTCGTAAGATGTTCTCGCCCAGTACCCAGTGATAGTAGTCTGTGTGGTGACTCATATTATTCGGCTGCTAAAAAATAGTACATTCCTCTGTTACCTCTTTTATATTCACCGTCTTCCGATTCTTCATGATATTCTTCTTCTGTCACTACTTTAAGCCTTGCTGTAGCTCCGTCCCATATAGCATCTTCTATTGTCACACCAAAAGTGTCTATCATTATATATTGATCTGTTGTGAAAAGTTCCTCTATTTCGTAGAATTGTCCGTAATCCTGTAGTGCAGATATCTGCTTGTTATCGAGCTCTGAAATCTGTGTAATATAAACCCCATAAGAAGAATTGTATTCTCCATCAAAATCAAAGCTGTACCCAGTATCATTTGGCAGATCATATACACTACCATTTTGATCGGTGTAACATCTTTCGCCTATATCAGCCAGACTTAGTCCGTTCTGAATTAGGATTGTTTCTAACTCACTGGAATCGTCCGTCGTCGCATCTAATACTTGGGATTTAGCCTCATCGTCTAGCTCTTTTATACTCTCACTTAGTGATGAGTAATCATAGTTCAAAGTCTCAGTTATATGACTTAGAGTGTGTTCACCTATACCATTTACGCTAAGATGTCCACCGTTGTAAAATCTTCCCCCTCTACCTATTTGAAAATTGATAAGGATTGCTTTTTCTGTTGTTACTGCTGTTTGATTGTTCATAATTTTCTTTGCTTTATCGTTATTGTACTACAAAGATACATGAATAATTCGTTTCTACTACTATTGTGGTAGAAATAATTAAATAAATAGTAAAGAAATAGTCTCTTAACCAATCTTGCAGCTACTCGCAGCGGTGGCCAAGAAGTCTTTAGTCTATGGTGTCCTGCCTTATTGACCCCCGAGCGATGGGCGTAGTAGGTATTCGCAAGTTGGTGGTGTCACCTACCTCATCCTCCACACAAAGAAGCATCCAGTCACTGCCGCTAGAATGACAAGTAGCATCTTGAAATTACGAAGAACCCAGTTCCACGCCACAGTACCAGTAGATACACGCTCAGTCTTAGTACTATGCTCGCGGTATATGATCTTCTCTAGGTAGAGCGTGTCTGGATGCATCGCAGTAGTCACATTGAGTCCTTCAGGACTCGTGATTATACGCACAGTCACCTTCTCCGTGATCTGGTAGAAGGTATCTACCCTAGAGCTATCCGTATAGTAGTAGTCTGTAGTAGTATCTCTATAGACTTGGTACACCGTATCTATCAGCACAGTAGTATCACGCTCTACTGAGTATTCCGTGGAGGCTATGTACTTCTGGATGAGATCAGGCTTCTTGGCCAGCATCCTATCAAATCTCTTTTGCGTAGCACAGCCACTTAAGAGTAGCAGTGCTAAAGCAAGCATGTAATATCTATTTTTCATTATTGTGGCCATTGTCTACTAGTTTCATATACCTACGATTCCTTTATAAAGAGCTGTGACCATATCAGTAAGGAATTTCTCCTGCTGATATAGGTCATAGTCTATCGTGTTGTCAAAGAAAAAACACTCTATGAGCACAGCACTACCTTTTGTGTGCCGAAGCACATAAAAATCTGATTCCTTATCACTATCTCCATCACTGATGTCTTTTCGCATAGGCAGCATATAGCCAGGGGCTATTTTATTTACACTATCATAAATACGCTGAGCAATAGGGTCCGATGGAGTATCTCCTACACTGGTGTATATCTCAAAGCCTCTAGCTAGTCCATTGAAAGCATTGCAGTGTACAGAGACCATAAGTGCGTCTGTATTAGCATTAGCTACTCGCACGCGGTGGCTCAGGCTTACGTCTTCACTATCATTAGGGTGCACGGTAAATATAACCTCGTGACCTGCCCACTCGAGTAGGTGAGCTAGCATCCCTCCTATAGTTCTATTCAGTACACCTTCGTGTACCATCTTCCCATTTACCAGAGCTTGCTTGCTCGGAGCCGTGGTATATTTCCCATTCTTATCTATGCCACCGTGGCCGCAGTCTATTACTATCTTCATTCTTCCGCTATTATTTCATTGAACTTATTAAGGAGTGCTATCTGATCTGGATCATCCTTGAATGTGATCGCATACTGCGTGAATATTACACTGTACACCTTTTTTACAGTTTCAAATTTGCTCTCTATAGAACGTCGTAAATCTTTTTCTTTATGAAGTTCTATTTTAAGTTCTTGCACTGTAATCAGTGCGGTGTGCAGATTCGCTTTTATTTGATCTTGGTCGCTGCATTCACTATTTATTTCTGCTAATTTCACTTCTTTTTCAGAGGCGTACTTTTCTTTCACGTATATACCTAAGAATGTAAGCATAGCTCCGCTAAGTGTAGATAGGAACAGGTATAGAGGATTGTTTTCCATTTCTTATTACCAACCTCCAAATCTGTGGTCAGGTGTTTTTGGTGTTACTTCTTCTTTGTAAATTGGTGGCTCTTCTAAATTCCAAAGAACATCTACTATATAATCGCTAATAATTGTGCTTAATTCAGTTTCTTCATTGTAAGAAGTTTTAAATCCCGACTCTACTAAGTCTCCATCTTTAAAAAACTTGTTACCATCTTCGTCTGTGATATAATGATCAGATAGCACTTCTAGCATTTCAGCCCTTGTTTTAAATTCGTATCTTAAATGTTTCATAGTGTTGTAATTCCTGCCATTTGAGTATCTGTAGGATATGTTTTAGATAAAATTACCTTATTTACTTTTGCTTTCATATGTGAAGTACCTAAAACGCTGTTAAATTGCAATTTATTTAATTGGTTTGCAGTAAAAAAAGCACCCATTCCTGTCAATATTCCTATTGAAGCACCATTAATCCAAACATCATACTGATCAGTTTTATATCTTATAGCTATTATATTCCTATTTGATTGATTTGCTGAAAATGCACTTTTAGCAGCTAAAACTGACCCTGCTTTTATTGCCAGAGTCTCTATTCTATTCGCCGAGTTGTGAAAATTAATATAAATATAATTGTCGTTTGTTCCATCAGAAATTGCTATTTGTCTATTACCATCACCACCATTTAAGAATGCTTGTGCTTCGAATAAAAATAGACCTTCATCAGAGCCTATTTGGTCTGATAGTCCAGTAGTAACGCTTAAATCTTGGGTTCTTGTAACTGCACTTCCTGATGTTGGTATGTAGGAAGTAGGGTATTTTTCTACAACATTGTTTCCCCCCCACATATAAAGACCACTTGTGCCGTCTCCTAAATAAGAAACATCTCCTGCATCATTTAATGGTGAAATTGCAACTCCAAAATCATAATTTGACACATCTTTATGACCAGATACGGATATTCTTACCCATCCATTACCAATTACCTTTATAGTTGTATTATCAAATATTACGTTACTACCAGCTGTTCCTATAAGAGTATTATTATTTAAATCGTAATCAGCATAAGCTGTTTGATTTAGAGTTATATGATGTAGATAAACTCTTACTTTAGTTCTTTCTCCTTTTTTAACGAACACAGAAGCAGTTGAAACATTAGTAAAACCCACTGCACTTCCATTCCCTATTTTACATAGGTGATAATTATTAGTAGCATCTTCGATTACTTTCCAAGCATTAGTACTCCCATAAGGTGCTAATACCCCTGCTGCACTTGTTGTTGCAAATTCTAAAGTTGTTTCTAAATAATCTTCACTATATGCAAGTAAACTTGTACTTTGTGGCTCAAATAATGCCTTACCGCATCCGCCACCAGTAAAATCTATACGTGGTTCATTGATTGCCGCTGATTCTACAAGTCCGTTTGATGTAGTAAATCTAGCTGTCGTGCTGCGTGAGAAGTCTATGTCGCCATTACCAGTTATAGGAATTATTGAATGCAATTTACCTATTTTAGATCCACTAGGGATAAGCAGGAGACTTATATCATTTAATATTCCTATATCATCTAGCTTTTTAAGAGATGCTTTTAGACAACTCTTAGATTCTACTATACCCCCGTCTGATAAGACTCTTGTTTCATAAGCATCTACTAATGATTGCAGGGAATTTTCATTTTGTCTATTTCGTAACCTATGCAGTACCTCAAGTTTCATATATCTAAAAAGAAAAATTCTACTCTGGTTCCATTGTATCTTACGATTAGATACATGTTAACATCTGCTGTCCATATTGCCCCGCTTACTTTAGTAGCTCCTGTTACTGTGGGCTCTGTAGCTGTATTGATTAATACTTCTACATACGCTCCTAAAGTAGTCCCTGTGGTAGTATATGTAGTTAAGCTTTTAGCGGCTCCGCTAGTTCCTGTGAAATAATTTCCTAAAGAATTAACTAGGGGTAATACAGAAGTAGCAGCTGTGGTGTCTAGTATTGGCGTAGGTGCGTCTGCACCTGTATCGCCTGTATCACCTTTTGGCCCTGCTACTGTAGAGTCTGCACCAGTGTCTCCCTGCGGTCCTGTATCTCCAGTATCCCCTTGAGCTCCCGTAGCTCCAGTGTCTCCTTTTGGCCCTGCTATTGTAGAGTCTGCACCCGTATCACCAGTAGCTCCTTTTAAGAAAAGAAGCCATTCCGCTACCGTACCCACAAATCCAGCAATCACTGCTACTTCATACGCCGTGTCTCCTGGAGCACCTTCATTACTTACTTTTACCTGTACTATATCTTCTCCCATTAGTATGTCTTTTTAGTGCTGTCTTCCAGCACAGTTATATTTAAGATGAGTGGTGTCTGCACCACTTCGTTACTCACCAGCTGTAGATCTGCTACATATAATCCTGCTGGCCATTGCACCGTACTATTAGTTGCTTTCAGCCTGCCACCTGCAGGTACTGTGAGAGTGATGCTGGCATCACTTGTACTTTGTTTGAGGACTATAGGCCCCCTAGCACTGCCACGTCTCCACCATATATCTACAGATGCACCGGTGATATCTAGTGGTACATCGTCATCTCCTACCAGCTGGAAGGTAGGCCACTTCACAGTATCTCCTCGTTTCACGCTCGGCATCGTATAGGTAGCTGGTGATTTCATTATTACTTCAAAATTGACTTAACTCGACCCTATATTTTAAGGACAGATTTTTAGTACTTCCTGTTCTCCATTCGCTCTTGCTTACCCATATTCACACGCAGATCTCTCACCATCTCCTGGGTAAATACCACACGTGCATCTATCTGCTGTATCGCCATGCTGAACTGCTTCACCGCCGCATCAAAGAGTTGAGCATCCAAGCTCACACCACCGCCTCCGCTAGCCATTCCACTAGCAGCCACATTCATATTCTCAAAATCAAACTGAGGGATCCTTCCTCCACTGGTGGCATTACTATGTCGCATCATCTGATCTACCATAGCGTAATTATTAGCAGTGAATGCACGACTAAATATAGCCTCGCCACCTTCCACTTCGCCAGTCTTAGCACCGCTATAGCCATCTATGATAGCACTACCTCCTTGCCCGTGGGTAGGTCCACCCGTGTAGAATCCACCTCGTTCAAATCTATTTCCACCACTATAACTAGGCGTATTTTGCCCGCTCACGAGTCGCTTGCCACCTGCTATAGTAGTGAGTATCGCAGTACTTATTGTGGCAAATTTTGCTATCCCTGCTAGTCCGCCAGTCGCTATATTGTCAGCAGATGGAGATGTAGTCGTTTGCAAGGCATTTGCTATTGCCTGAGCTTGGCTCATTGCTAGCTGGAAGAAAGCTATCCCTCTGCTGAATTCTGCCCAGCTGCTCTGCTCTTCACCCATTGCACCCATTACATCCATTAGAGCATTGCCAAATCCTCGGTAGATATTCCCCATTTCTGCTCTGAATTTAGTCTCCTTTTCTAAATCTACCGTTCTGAAATGTTCACGTATCTCAGCGAGTTCCATCTCTCTAAGCTTCTCTACTTCTGCTGCGTCCACTCCGTATTCCTCAGCCATGGTTAGCAGTTCGTCGTATTTTCTATTGGTCTGTGCTACATCCCTGTCTTGTTCATTCAGAGCCATGTCGCCTAGCTTATTACGGAACTCGGTTTCTTTAAGGAGTTTCTCTTCTTCGCGTTCTTTTTCCAGCACATCTTTCTCCTCTTGGCGAAGAGCATTTATCTCATCTACCTGCAGTTGCCATTCATCCTCTGTGATCTGTTTGTTTATGAGATACTCCTGGAGCTTCTCCAGTTGCTTATCATACTTCTGATCTATTTGAGCTTCTTCCATCTCTGCTTGCTCGAGTTGACTTATTCTGAAGGCTTCCTCTATCTGTGTCATTTCGGTCAAAAAATCAGCATATATGAGTTTAGTTTTTGCCGCAGCTACTACTACCGCATCAGGATCTATTGGAGTCTTTGTGGGTTTATCTTTAGGTTTATCTACTTTCTTTTCTGGCAAATCAGACTTTTTGTCGATTCCTATACTCTTGGCTATGGCATCTCTGTCTGTCGTCAGCTCAGAGTCTTTAGCAGAATACTCGCTGATATCACCCCTAGCCACATTTCTATTTCTAATCTCCTGGGCAGAGAGTAGCCCACTCGTAGCTTTCATACCTCGCTGGTATCCACCAGTAGCATCAGCCTCATCTTTTAGCTGCTTAGTCATTTCAGTGAGGCTTTTTGTCTTATCTAGCACAATACCCATAGAATCAGCTCGCTTTAGTAGATTACGCTCGTATTTTGCATCTAGTAGCATCAGCTCTCGTGTAGCTTCCGCTAGTTTAGTTTTATTCTCTAATACAGCTTCGTCTTGCAGCTGCAGCACTATACGATCTAGCAGACTCTCATTCAGAGCATCTACAGCTATCTTCACATCTTCGTTACTGGCTTTCTCAGCATCCAGATGAGCGAGGTATTCAGGATATTGTTCCTTCAGCTGTGTCAGTAGGGTTACTCTTTCCTCAGAACCTAAGTTAGTTCTTACTATCTGTCGTTCGAGCACCATTAGATCTATTCGTTGGCTTTCCAGCTGTTGACTCACTTTGGTATTGATACCCAGTAGATCGCCAAAAAGCTCCACCATAGCACTCACCCCATCTCGCAGCGTACTATTCAGCCACAGACTGGCCATCTTCTTACCTATTTTATCTACCGTTCCCGCTAGATTGTTGTTTTTTATGTTGAACTCATTCGTCAGACTAGTTCCTTCAGCCAGTGCCTTATTACTGATCTGTTGTTTCTCAGCTAGCTTGTCGGTGTTAGCAGCTAGAGCAGCCAGTACAGCTGTAGCTCTCGCTCCTTCTAGTTCTGCATCTTCTAGTTTAGTGGCCAGTTGGGTTAGGCCTTCACTATTCCCATTTAGACCTTCTAGGAATAAGACTAGTGCGGCATTTGCATCAGAGTTGAGTAGCGTGGTAAATTCTCCTACACCTACACCGGCTATATTAGCGTACGTTTCTGTATCGGTAAACATTTTGACCAGTACTTTATTGATAGTAGTGGCACTCACCTCCACATTTTGACCGGACTCGTCTAGAGTAGCCGCCAGTCCTAGCACACTCTCTATAGCTATGTCCGCAGAATTAGTTACTCCACTAGTTCGCTTAGTGAAGTTAATAAGGAAGTCTGCCTGAGTACTACCGCTGGCACTCAGCTCGTTGATAGCACTGCCCGTTTTGAGCATACTCGTTTCTAGGTCAGAGCCTGTACGCTCTGCCACTCTGAATTGTTCTGCTAGTTTCCCTATCACACGGATATTTGCTGCTGCATCACTACCTAGATCATCGCCCAGGGCTACCTTTATTTTATCAGCTGCACGTACAAATCCTGCTATCTGGGCTACGCCTTCCACTCCTAGCCTTCCAGCCTCCACGGCTAATTCACGGAGCTCTTTTTTTGCAGTTCTAGTATTAAACTTGCTCATAGTCTTATCTAGATCCTTTACCTCATCATTCGTAAGGCCTGTAGTCTTGCGTATATCAGCATAGCTATCACTCAGGTCTGCATTACGCTTGATAAGCTCAGGTATCACACTACCTAGCATCGTAGTGAGACTCGTGAGTAGATTTCCCATGAGTACGCCCGCTGCAGTTACTTTTATACTCTTCCACATCCTGCCCCACGCAGTACTGGTATTCCGCATCTGCTGATTAGTATCTCCCATTGTCTGCTTGAGCTCACGCATTTTGCCACCCGCAGTTTTAAAAGAGTCGCTGTTCATGTCCAGCTTCTTCATATGATTCCCCAGTATGCGTATATCTCCGGAGAGTTCTCTGAGAGTCTTAGCGGGTTGTCTACCATCTAGGATGATGGTACTCGTTCGTTTTTCAGTATTCGCCATAGTATTATCCTAAGTGTATTTTTTCGGGAAAAGCTTCACGCATTCTTACCATCCCCAGATGGCCTGTTCGGCGGAGCATTATCTCTCCTAGCTTATGAAATGAGTAAGAGATATTTCGAGCGTACCACTTGTTCGGCTTGAAAGTATAGCCACCTCTACTTACTCCCATATCCTGGAATGCACCATACATTAAGTGCTCGAATACCACTTCTACACGCTCGCCCTGCACATTCACACTGTAGTCTAGGCTCTCTAGTAGATTCCCATCTCCGAATGCTTTATCTAGGATATCATCACTCATATCTTTATGAGTGAACTTAGCCCAGTCACGCACTATCGCAGCGTTGCTACGTCTCGTATTTATGCTTATTCCTGCCATCTTGCTTACACAAAATTGCAATCACATACACCTATTTATTAAGGACAGACTTATGTCTACTCTACCGCCCACAGATCGTCATTTACACAGAGCGTGTCCTCGGCACCTCTGCGTAATACGAATTCTGCTCTAGCTCCGAAAAGGTTTTTACTACCCATAGGACCTATGTTATGTATCACCAGACTATCCTTTTCAAAATGAGCTTCAGCAGGCTTACCCACTGCGGCCTTTATCTCCGATTGCAGCTTTGCCACTAGTTGAGCCACGTGCTTTTTGCACTGGTCTACTGCTAGGTTTTCACTGTCATAGTCTGCTTTTTCTGCCTCCATTAGCACCACTATCCCACAGGTAGAGTAGCCATGCATCTGCTGATTATGGCGATAGTTTTCACGTGTACTCTCCACTATTAGGCACGGATAGTTCATCCCATTACGTAGCGAGGTTGTAAATTCCTCTGTATAATAGTACGGCTGAAAAGGGCTTCTGCTAGAGTCTATTACTCGGGCATAAGCCACCTTCTGATCTGAATCGTGAGCTATCGGCTTGTACTTGCAAGCCACATTCTCCCAGTATTTCATCCATTCGTTATGATCTAGTAGCATAGTTACGCAGTTACTTCCTTCTTCTTCACATTAAGCTCCTTATACACCTTCATCATCTTATTCTGATAAGAAGCTACGCCGGCCATCCCTTGATGTAAGTATATCCTTCTGATCTCACGCAAGTGATCTATATCTTTCAGATCGTAGTAGGGTGTCACCACTTCTCTTTTGGTATAGCCTTGTCCAGCAGAAGCATCCCTTCGATTAGACTCTACTTTCGTTTTAGTCCGAAGTACCTTCTTACACATCTTAGGCAGACTCGCTGCCGTAGCTTTCAGTTTTTGTTCTGTTTCTCTATTCATAATTCGTTGATATAATCGTTCAGGTATTGCCCTCTAGCTAGCATTATTGTGTTGATTGCTCTGTTATCAGCCATTAATTCTGTGATGAAGCTGTCCCAGTTCTGAGTCATAAACCAGATGAAGCCCTCTGTACTCTTTCGCTCCACATATCTATCTACATAGTGAGTGGTCAGGCCTATATCAGGGGCTACCACAGAGTAGGCTACTCCCTTTTTATGCAAGCCGTCTCTTACCTCTATGTGGCATGCTATCAGTATGTAGTCGTAGTGTCCTATGTTCTTATAGATCATAGCTATATAGTTCTCTGGAAACTTAGGATTAATGCTCCCGTCTTTTTTCTTAGAGTACTTGGAGCTATCGCAGTCTAGCACGCTCATCTTCGTATTCCCCTTTATCCAAGATTTTCCTGTGCCAGGGAAAGAGGCTATTACTTTAGCTCGCTGGTGCATATTACTTTACCTTTTGGTCTCCTATTCGCATGTTCAGATCTGCCAGCAGTATCATCAGATTCATATGCTGTATCTTGTCAAAATTCTCAATACCATTACTTGCTTTCATAAATACAGGAAGCCAGCTACTGTCATTCTGAGCCTTGGTTTCCCTGGGCTTTGAGAATAGGTGTTTAAATTGCTTTGGTAGACTATTCCTCCACTGCTCGTACCAGTATATAGCAAGTAGTTTCTCTCCAAAATCGCATTTAGCTATCTCCGGTATTCGAGCCTGCACAGTCTTTTCACTGTACTTTATTGTGTTTTTCTCCAGATACAAGTGAGCTAGCATAGTATTTAGATCCGCCACCTTCTTATTCTTCTTGTATCTTAGATACATCGCATCTGCAAAGGCAAATTGCCACGGTACCAGATCGTCTTCATCTGATGGTCCTATATACTTTCCCAGTTGTAGTACGGGATTAGATTCAGGTAGATACGTCTCATTGTAGGTGAATGAAGCTATATCCCACGTATACAGTAGATTCCTTGCACTTTCAGGATCCAGAGTTCCCCATAGCCATCCAGGGATACCAGTCAGATACTTACATACCATCAGCTTCATAGTGTCAAACCCCTGTACGTCCTTTAGTCGTACACCCTTTTCCGTTTTTTCAAAATAGCTGTCCAGTCGATTATATACGTGCTCTACCCACCACACCTTCTGTGTGTAGGTCATTTCTTGCATACTCTCAGGGATACAGAGATTCCACGTCACGGGCAGCCACTGTATGCCAAATAAGTAAAATTTAAAATTTCCTCTCTGCATAGCTACATACCAAAAAAACCGCTACTCTTTAAGTTCACTTGGATCTTCTCTACCGCCACATTCGGATCCTCGTAGTGATCACTATCTTTCCATAGAGCGTACACCGTATCACTCGCATTTGCATTGAGATACTTACGCATATCGCTTATGAGCATACACGCATCTTCCTCCAGTTGCTTGCCCAGCAGCTCACGTTCCTTGTATTCCGCTTGGCGAGCATTATGGCCACTCTCCATCTGTGCCAGGTACTCAGTTATCTTCACACCTCCATTCACCAGACTTACTGTCATAGTTTTCAGAGCACGCCCTATCGTGTAGAAGGATGCTATTCTGTAAATGAAGTTATTAAGTATCACATTAGTCTCTGCACTCACTGCAGTACTTATTTCATTTTTTATACTAGCGTAAAAAGCCGTACCTAGTAGCGTTTGCATCTGCACATCATCCACATACATCATAGTAGCTCGCAGGTTACGGTAGGTCGTGTGGCTGCCATTCAAGCTGTAGTACTTTTCGAAAGTTGCCAAGCTATTTATCAGCAGTTCCTTATTCCACTTATACTGAGTACTGCCTGCCCAGTCAGTATATACCTCCTTATTGTTTTCTAAGAAAGAAAGTAGCATGTCTAAGTATTCGCAAGCGTCATTCAGTAGCTGTGCTTTCACATCAGTGAGCATCCACTCTCGTACAGGCTTACTGGTGTCACTCATAGAGCTACTTATACCAGAGTTATCTATCTGTACATTTATCTTGCTACTGCCTCGCCACAGAGACTTAGCTGTCACATATCTGCGTACGTGCTTCAGAAGTTTATGATACTTACTACCATCCTCTAGACTAGGCAGTGCCGCTTCTAGCTTATCGTATTCTGCTTGCCCCAGATAGGTATTCACCAGATCCAGTTCTATTGCTTCTATATCTTCACGTAGCGTTTTTATAGCACCCGTACCTAAGCTCGCGTGGCCTGCACTCTCTTTTATGTCGTTATCTGTAGTATATAGCATTAATCTGTCACTTCTTTTTGAGGTTTCCCGCCCTGAGCTCTATCCTTTGGGCTTATCTTATCTTGAGTATCTGTAGTATCCGTGTCCAGATATCCCCAATATATTCGGCTATTACCTAATTTTTCCTTGTATTGCTCATTCCACTTGTTCACGCGAGTGATCATTCGGAGTGGCTCTAGACTCACTTCCCTATCTATAGGCATACTACTTTGCAGATTAGCCAAGCTTTCACGTTTATCACTGCCACTTCCACCGCTACTACGCTTATCTATCAGACTAGCACCTATCAGCGTAGGATCATATCCCATCGCAAAACAGATAGCAGCATATGCAGCACTGGCATCTGGCAGATAGTCGTCACTCTTTAGCTTATTGTCTATAGCCGTAATTTCAAACCCTGGGTATGGCTTCTGCGTTACAGGATCATGTCCATAGAAGGAGATGAAACTCTTTCCACTATTCTCAGCCCCTTTTAGAAAGCTGTCCATCTCACGCAGCTGCAATTCCACTGCCGCCTCACGTTGACTTTCTGTTTTCTTAGCCCAGCACTCCTCACCATATCTCCGCACCCAGTAGTCATATGGTATTTTGATATGATACTTCAGTATCGCTTGATTCTCAAAGATGTGTTGCTTTAGCTTAGGCACCAGCTGATCTATCTTCATCCATCCATTTTGGCGTACGCTATCCCATATAGCCAGTTCATAGTACATACACTCGTCACTTGTACTATATCGCAGTGGCATTACAAATCGGGGGTGCTTCAGCGGGCTCAGCTCGTCATATACATGAAAAGGAATCACCTCCGACTTTACATTTGGATTAGGCCAATTATAGCTATGATAGACCTTTTCTATGCTCCCATTTTGCTCATTCATCAAACCCATTCGGGAGTGATACATCTTCTTATATCCATAAGAAGCTATTCTCTTTTTATCCAGTGATGTACGGAAATAAGGCATCCCATTATAGAATGTTTCCAAGTCCTCTACTATGGCCTTCTGGACTTGATTGACCTTATTTACTTCCAAAAACTCTTCTACGTCAGGCAACATAAGCTGTATCTTCTTACGTTCACCGGTCTCCTCGTCAGGCACTAGCTTGTAGTAAAATACACCCTTGCTCACGTGCCTCTTAGCACGATCATTTAGTATTCGCTTACCTATAGTGCTACTACGCAAGTCACGCATGACAGCTTGAGGGAAATCATTCCCTGGGCCCCACTTCACCCATTCACCATTCCTAGTCCATTGCTTTTTATCCTTCGGTTTTTTATCCCTAGCTGCACCCACATCTGTACCTCCCAGTTCAAAAGCCGCCGTACCTTTTCCCAGTATATGAGTAGTGCTAGTAGCCTTTTGGTATGTTAAAGTTTTGTCACTCATTACGTCACTATCATGTCGTTAATTTTTCTTATCAATTGTATATGTACCTTAGTGATTGGGCCGCCACCGTTAGGCATTAAATTCACGGTACCATTTAAAAAATGCTTAGCATCCTTATCTGCGTTTTTAGTTTTCGCACGCATCAGTACCATCTGGTCAAATTCCTTAACCTCTCCAGCTACTTTAGTCCGCATATTTGCCGTCACGAAGTCCACCTTAAAAGGCACAGGTCTATCCAGCCCATCCCTACGCTTCATCACATCTAGCCCCTGTTGAAAGGTTATCATTATTCAAATTTGCCACCACATACCCCCTTTTTAAAAGGACAGATTATTAGCCTACGGCAATATTTTTCTTTGCTCCTTTCTTTCTAAGAAAGGAGAATTTATAAACGGTAGGTATACCGACCCTCATTTTGTATCTTAGTAGTGTTGTAAAACATTAATAATCATCTAAGTATGACAGTAAAAACCAAGGAAAAAGCGGCACAAGGTGCAAGCACTCCAACTACGAAAAAAGAGAGTCCATCAGAAGTAAAACCAATTAACGCAGTAGCAGACCAGGCACGCAAGCAGGAGGCGTATTTTGAGAATTTGACGGCTAATGTAAAAGCAAGAACCCTTTTAAAGCATCACCGCAAAAAAATCGCAGCCATCTTACAAGACCCCGATTTGGTATCGGCACTAGAAGACGATGAACATGCATCAGGTGAAGCCGTCACGGAGATAGTCATCAAAACCCAAGGGCAGTATAACACTAACAGCTACACCATCAGTAATGATGGATTGTGTATGCAGACCTTAAAGCACATTGACGGCTTACTGGCTGCCAAGCTAGAAGAGGTAGAGATTAACCTCCAGAACCCTCACTAGCAGACCACCTTTTTTATAAAGAAAAGGGAGAGCATTCGCTCTCCCTTTCTCGTTGTAAACCATTACTTCACAAAGTAATGACCGCACGAACATATGTTTTTCTCTTATCGCTTGTCTCACAAGCTTTTTTCTAAATATCTGACCCATTGTAGAGTTGTGTGGACATTGCGTAGCGGTGTCCACACAACTCACATGAAGAT